GGTGTTGCGATTCCTCAATCGGGTGCTCCAGAACAAAAGACAGCGAAATTCTCTGGGAAGCACAGTCCGTACATGCTCTTTATAGTGGATGAAGCAGATGCAGTACCAGATGAAATATTTACAGGTATCGAAGGTTGCATGTCAGGTGGCCATGTTCGTTTGCTCTGTATGTTTAACCCCAGAATCATGGCTGGCTATGTCTATCGCAAAATTAGAGACAATCAATGTAATGTGGTTCATCTGTCAGCCTTCAATCACCCCAATGTGGTAACTGGCAAGGAAGTCTATCCAGGGGCAGTTTCGAGAGAAATAACAGTAAAACGAATCAATGAATGTTCCATTCCTCTTTATGCTACCGACGAGCCTGATCAGTACACATTTGAAGTCCCAAAATTCTTAGTTGGATGTACCGCAAAAAACGATAAGGGAGTTGTCTACCCTCCTCTTCAGCCTGGATATCGAAAGGTTACGGACGCTCGTTTCTTCCACCAAGTCTTAGGCAGGTTTGGTCCACAAGGAGCAAATCAGTTAGTTCCTCAAGACGCTATTGATCGAGCAAGATATCGTTGGGACGATTGGGTAAGCAGACACGGTGAAAATCCTCCTGAATTGGTTAGGCCGATTTATGGCTTAGATGTTGCCGACCTTGGAGATGACAGCAATTGTAGATGTAAGAGATATGGGGATTGGGTAGCAAGATTTACTAGTTGGAAAGGTATTCATCCTAATGAGTCTGCAGAACGTGTTGCTGACGAAGCCAAGATTGACAGTTCACTTAATGTGAATGTGGATTCGATTGGTATTGGGGTAGATGTCGCCCCGTTGCTTAGAAAAGCAGGAGTCAAAGCTTCTGGAATAAATATAGCAGAAAAACCTACCAAGGAGTATAAGAAGGACGAAAAGAACGTACTAAAGTTCTTTAAATTAAGGGATCAACTCTATTGGGATACTGCAGAGTGGATTAAGAGTGATTATTCAATGCTTCCTCCAGATGAAAGGCTTATTGAGGAAGCAATGTGTATCACTTACGAAGAAGACAAGACGACACGAAAGATCCGAGTGCTGTCAAAGGATAAAATGAAGGATGCTTTAGGAAGAAGTCCAGATCATTGGGATTCGTTGACATTGACATTTGCACCAAAACCTAGATCTCCAAAGGCTAGGATATTATGATGTGTTATCAACCACTATCAGGATCTTGTCCTATTTGCGGTTCTGAATATGACAAGATCATTCATGGTGGTTTACCAATGAAACTTTGTAAAAATGAAAATTGTAGTTGTATCTGGGGATTTTGGAGTTGGTGGTTAAATGTCATTCCATTTACCGGATGGCTTATTAAATACGAATCTTCGTATTGGTCGGCATTGTGGTTTTATCTTTTCGGAGACGTAGAAGGGGAATAAAGATGAAGAAAATCGTTTGTATTATTCTTTCTATTTTTATGTTTGGTTGTGTTGGTTCTCAAGTTATTAGTCAAACTCAAGTTAAAACATTGGCAATGGATGTCGCATACATTGCATATCAGGTTTCTCCAGAATCTAAGATGTATATTGACACTATTTGTGCATTGAATGATAAGCTTGGAGATAATACTTCCATTAGAGATGAAATTAAAGTCCTTGTTGAACATGTTTGGGTTGAGTCTTGGAGGCTTAACCAGATTGGATTGGTGTTGGCAGTCAACAATCTCGTAGCACTTACTGGATTGGCTGATAGTGCGAATGTTGCGGTTAATAAATTGGAAGATTTGGTTTCAGGTATGTGTCTTGGAGCTAAATTAGCTGCAGAGCTTAAATGATATGAGTTCCATTTTTGACGATGTAGTAAGAATTAATGGTAAACTTGCCCCGTATGAGTGTTACTGGGACTTGTCAAATGAAGATGTAGGCAAATTATCCAATGGATGTGGTCCTGGAGATTGGAAAATAGATTTAGTTCCAGACTCACTCTTAGGATGTGATTTTACAGAATCTTGCAATATACACGATGTGATGTATCACTTTGGTAAGGACAATGTAGACAAACAACTTGCTGACCGTGTTTTCTTATACAACATACTTTACGATGTCGATCTCCATTGTTCTAATAGTGGAATTTTGAATAGAATAGAAAGAGTAGCACTACGAGAATCGGCTTTCAGCTATTATCGTGCTGTAAGCGATCTAGGCAATAATTCATTTTGGAAAGACAAAAGTGAAAAATAGTAATCTTAAAATGAATCAATCTGGTATCGATATTATTAAAGATCGAGAAAAATTATATTTAAAAGCTTACTTGTGTCCATCTGGAATTCCCACTATTGGTTGGGGTCATACGCTTAAAGTCAAACTTGGAATGACATGTACAATAGAACAGGCCGAAGAATGGCTTAAAATCGATATCGAAGATTTTGAGAAGGCGATATACAATACTGTCAATGTAGATCTTAATGAAAACCAATTCTCAGCTTTGGTTTCGTTCGTATTTAATATTGGATATGGTGCATTTGTAAATAGCACTTTGTTAAGACTTCTCAACCTTGGAAATTACGAATCTGTTCCAGAACAATTGAGAAGATGGAAATATGGGTCTGTCAGAGGAGCAAAAACTGAACTTCCTGGTTTAGTTATCAGAAGAAACATGGAAGCTGAACTCTGGTCTAAACCTATAGGATCATAAAAATATGAGACTGCCATTTGGAATTGAAATCAGACGACAAAAACAAAGTCCAAAAACCGAAAAAAATCCCCTTCTTCGGAGGTTATTGTCTCCATTCCAATATGGTAAATCATTACTTTATGATACAGACGTAACAAGGCAATTAAACGCCTACCGATCATGGGTTTATTGCGCTGCAGGATTAAATGCACAGTGTGTCGCTCAAACCCCTCTTAGATTGTATTTTGCAAAACCCGCCAAGAATATCAAGACTATTTTTCCTACCAAGGCAGTGTCTGAAGAAAAAATTGACAATTTAAATAGATTCCATAATATATGGAAAATCCCCGCTGTAAGAAAATCAGTTGGAATAGAAGAGGTTGTTGAGCATCCCGTTCTTGATTTGTTTCGAACTGTCAATAATTTCAATAATAGTTTTGATTTGTGGGAACTTACGGAGCTTTATCAGGAATTGACTGGTAATGCGTACTGGTTAATCCTAAGAGACAATAAGCTGAAAGTTCCTAGAGAAATTTGGACTATTCCTCCCGATAGAATCACACCTATTCCAGATCCAGACAAGTTCATTTCTGGATACAAATATGTATACGGCACCACAGAATATACATTTCCTGAAAGTATAATTATTCATTTTAAATTCCCTAATCCTCATAATATGTACTTAGGAATTGCTCCTCTTAATGCCGGTATTGCTGCGTACAATACAAATGAGAACATGCAAGTTTACAACAATTCAATGTTTCAAAATATGGGAAGACCATCTGGATTTTTTGAGACGGACGATGTTCTTGATGAAGAAGATTTTCAAAGACTTAAGATTGAATTGCACGATGTCTATTCTGGAGTTCAGAATGTAGGTAAAATGGGCCTTTTGGATCATGGCCTTACTTTCCAACAGGTAGGATTAAAACCTGACGAATTGGCATTTATCGACGGAAGAAAGGCTATCCGTGAAGAGATTTTTAATGTTTATGGTCAGTCTGTAAGTCTTTGGTCGGAGAATACGAATAGAGCCAATGCCGATGCAGCCGAGAGACAATTTTATCGTAGGACTATCCGCCCACGATGTATTCGTTTAGCAGAAAAACTTAATGAAAAACTTTTGCCACGATATGATGGCAATTTATTTTTTGCTTTTGACGATCCTAGTACCGATGATAAATTGATTGACGCTCAAATTCGTAAAATGGATATTGGAAGTGGAGTAGTTACAATAAACGAATCTCGTAAGAAGATGCATCTTCCTCCATTGAAAGACGGCTCTGAGCCTCTGGTGCAAATCCAATACGCTCCATTAAGCTCTGTTGTATCTGGAGCGACACTTAATAGTGATCCTGGAGCAACTGCACCTCTTAATGAAGACAAACCTAATAATAAACCACCTAAAGACGAAGAAAAACTACCTAAAAATGTAAAACCTTCTAAAGCATTAGTTGAGCATATTTTAATGTCTATGCTTGAAGATAAGATATACAATCAGAAGCTTAAACAACTTAGCAAATAACTGGAGTGCCAAATGAAGAAATTCATTTTATTTATCGTTTGTCTGTTTATCTCAACTAGTGTTTATGCCGGGCCATTTATTG